CCCACATTAGTTTTATAGGATTAAAGTCATTTTTCTTTTTATCAGCACCTGTATAAAGCTTATAATATTGCCCGCCCATACCATTAGGTGTACTTAGGACTATTGCTCTACCGCCTGTTGAAAGTGTCGGGTATAAACCCATCCAGAGTTCGTCAAAGTTTCTAACAAAAGCTGCCTCGTCAACAATAAGTAGTGAAAGCGCCTCAGAACGTCCAGCATCTTCACTTGTTGGCACAGCTTTTATTTGTGAACCATTTGTAAATTCTACTTGCTGCTTATTATTAGCAGATATTTCAGGTAGAACTAACCAGGAAGGCAAGCTTTTGATAGCAGCCTTTACTTTTCTAATAAAGTTTTGTGCTACAGCAAGCTTTGTTGCAATTATTAGTATGTTTTTTTCTTTATAGAAAATTGCTTGCCAAACTGAATATGCTGCTACTAATGTTGATAATCCTAGCTGTCTTGATTTAAGTATTATATTAAACCTATGATCATTAAATTCTTTAACGCAATCATCTTGAAATGGATATGTCTTAAAAGGTATCAGCCCTTTTATCGGGTGCTGAATTTTAAGATACTTGTTCATAAAATAAACGGGATCTTTCCCACATTTTACGATTTCTTTGATCTGATGTTGCTTTGAATTCGACATTTTAATCTATTTCATATGATACAGACATTGAATATTTAATAATTCTCTTAGGAGTATAAGGGCTTGTTGAGATTGTTTCAAAAAAGTCGCTTGAATTAATCTTTTTAGCTTTTAAAGTTCTATCACAGCATTCTTTAAATTCTTTTTTGATTAAATTTAGTCTACTCCTAATCATTTGACTAGACTCGTCTTTTAGTCTTGGCGTCTGTAAGTGCATACCTTGATCTCTTGCAATATGAACAACTGTTTGATATGTTAGTGTCAAACAATGATTGTCAAGTTTTGCTGTTACTTTTTTAGCGCCATCTTGTGAATAGTTGTTATAAACACCATCAATACAGTTGCCTAGTGCATGTATTTCTTCGTAAGTCATACTAAACCTCTTTTATATAAATATCAATCTCTAACTATATCTGGACGCCACCCTTTATCCCATTTTTCTTTATTAGGATAATAA